CCAGAACGAAACAAGGGAACGGGGCATGGGCGATAACTGCGCTCAATCGGTGATTTGAGCCGCCACGATATGCACCGGCCGACCACCAAACAAACGGTTCACTTTTGCGTTGGTCCTATATCGCCGATATAGGTGGAACGCGGATTTTAACCCCGCGTTTCCAGCGTTTTCGCCGCATAGACTGCGGCCATGCCATACGCCCCCGAACTAAAAGAAGCCGCCAAACGCCTCTATTTACGCCGCTGCAAGCCGCGTGAAATCCAGGCGCAATTGTCCCTGCCTAACATCCGGATCGTTTACTACTGGATCCGCCAAGGTGAGTGGGACGACATGCTGTCGGATGAAGAACCGCTGACCGCCGTCGGCCGGCGAATCACCCTGCTCCTGGACAAAGCTACGTCGCTGACCAAGGGCGACCTGGACGAGCTCGACCGCTTAACCACCGTCCGCGATCGGTTATTGAAGCAATCGGTGAAGCCGGTACCGGCGCCGATCGGAGAGCCGCCGGCGGATGATGGCCAGCGCCGGGACAGTCAACGCAGTGAGCGTCGGGACCGAAGCGATCGCGGCGACAAAGGCGGGAAGAAGCGCGAGAAGAAAGCCAAAAACGAAGTCGGCGAGCTGACAGAAGTGGACTTTCTCGACAAGTTCATCAGCAAAATGTACGGCTACCAGAAAGAGCTGTTCGCCGCCAAACAGAACCCGCTGACGGCGCGGATCCGCAACATCCTCAAAAGCCGCCAGGTGGGTCTGACCTACTACTTCGCCGGCGAAGCGTTCATGGACGCCGTGCTGACCGGTGACAACCAGATCTTCCTGTCGGCCAGCCGCGCCCAGTCCGAGATTTTCCGCAGCTACATCGTGTCGTTCGCTCAAGAGTGGTTCGGCCTCGAGCTGACCGGCAACCCGATCGTGCTGAGCAAAGACGGCAAGCCCTGGGCCGAGCTGCGTTTCCTCAGCACCAACAGCAGCACCGCCCAGGGCCACCATGGCCACGTCTACGTGGACGAGTACTTCTGGATCCGCGACTTCGAGAAGCTGAACACCGTCGCCAGTGCCATGGCCACCCACAAGAAGTGGCGTAAGACTTACTTTTCCACGCCCAGCGCGGTGTCGCACCAGGCCTATCCGTTCTGGACCGGCGAGAAATTCCGCAACAGCAAACGCAAAAACGCCAAGGATCCGTGGCCGAGCGAAGCCCAAGCCGCGGCTGGCACGCTGTGCCCGGACGGGCAATGGCGCAAGGTCATTACCATCCTCGACGCCATTGCCGGCGGCTGCGATCTGTTCGACCTCGAGCAGCTGCAGCTGGAGTACGACGAGGACAAATTTCAGCAGCTGTTCATGTGCAAGTTCATCGACAGCACGCAGAGCGCCTTTTCCCTGGTCGACCTGGAGCGTTGCTACTCCGACCTGTCGTTGTGGACCGACTACGACCCGGACGATCCGCGCCCGTTCGGCAACAGCCCGGTGTGGATTGGCTACGACCCGAGCCGTACCCGCGACGATGCCAGCTGCGTGGTCATCGCCCCGCCGCTCGAGGACGGCGGCAAGTTCCGGATCCTGGAGAAGCACAGCTGGCGTGGGCAGTCGTTCAAGTACCAAGCCGAGCAGGTCAAGAAGCTCACCGAGCGCTTCAACGTGCAGCACATCGGCATCGATACCACCGGCATCGGCTACGGCGTGTTCGACCTGGTGCGCGACTTCTACCCGCGTGCGACCTCAATCCACTACAGCCTCGAAACCAAAAACACCCTGGTGCTCAAGGCGCAGGACACGATTCAGGGCAGCCGGATCGAGTGGGACGCCGGCTGGAACGATATCGCTCAGGCGTTCCTGACGATCAAGCGTGGCACCACCGGCGGCGGCCAGGTCACCTACAGCGCATCGCGCACCGACGCCTCCGGTCATGCGGATATCGCCTGGGCAATCATGCATGCCCTGGCCCACGAACCTCTCAACACCAACAAACAGCGGCGCAGCCGCTACACACTCAGCGGACCAAGTACCCATGGGCAAACCAGCAAAAAACCAGCCGCAAAAACCAGCACCAGGTCCGATGCGGGCATTCTCATTCGGTGCACCGGAACAGGTCCTGACCGAGAACATCGGGCATTACCTGGGCGTGTTCGCCACCCACGACGGAAAGACCTACACGCCGCCCGTGTCACGCCAAGGCCTAGCCAAGCTGCTGCGCGCCAACGCGCACCACGGCGCCATTCCGGGGTTCAAGCGCAACCTGTTGCTGCGTGAGTTCATTGCGTCGGAAGGCTGTTCGGTTCAGACCATGAGCCGCGCCGGGTTGGATTTCATGGTGTTCGGCGAGGCGTACTTTCTGCGCAACCGCAATGCCTTCGACCAGGTGCTGCAGATGGATCATCTACCGACGATCAACATGCGGGTCAGGGTTGGTGGCGGGTTTGTGATGCTGCTGCCGGACGGCAAAGAGGTGGAATTCGAAGAGCATGAAGTCGAGCACGTCATGAACTACGACGTGGAACAGAACATTTACGGCGTACCCGACTACCTGGGCGGCATGCAGGCGCTGTTGCTTAACGAGGCCGCTACCCTCTTTCGGCGCCGCTACTACAGCAACGGCGCGCACGCCGGTTACATCTTCTACACCAACGACCCGAACCTGACCGAGGAAGACGAAGAGTCCCTGCGCGATCAGATCAGCGCGAGCAAGGGTGTGGGTAACTTCCGATCGATGTTCGTGAACATCCCGGGCGGCGCCGAGAAGGCGATTCAGATCATCCCCGTGGGGGATTTCCAAGCCAAGGACGAGCTGGAGAAGGTCAAGAACATCACCCGCAACGACGTGATCGCCGCCTGGCGCATGAACCCCGCACTGGCCGGCATCATCCCGGAAAACAGCGCCGGCTTTGGCGATATCGAAAAGATCGATCGCGTGTACACCAGCAACGAGATCCGGCCGATCTGCCAGCTGTTCAACCAGTTGAATGACACGCTACGGGAAGACAGGCGATTCACCTGGAAGGAACCAAAAGAGGCAGTTGATTCCACTACATCCAGTGCATAGCTAAGAGATTGCCACTACATATTGTGGCAATATAGTGGCGATTGGCTGCCCTGGGGAGGGACACAATGCGAGTTACATGCAAATGCGGACACAAGGGCCGGATCGCTTCGCGAGACGAGCTATCGATGGATTTCGCGAAGTTGTACTGCCAATGCCTGGATGCAAAGTGCGGGCACACATGGGTTGCGAATCTGACGTTTTCACACACGTTGAGCCCATCAGCTCAGTCATTCGAAAGGATGTTGTTCGACCGATTGCGGGACATGCCCAGGGCGAAACAGCGGGAGCTGTTTGAGCAGCTTGGCTCACAGGCCGTGGCGTGAGGCGCAAACCGCCGACTCAATGCCGGCGATCGATTAGATGGAAGGGTGAATCAACTGCCGACCGGTTCGTCCGGATGGGTAGCTAAGACCTCGGACATCCGGCGGAGATGAACTTGTTCCTGTTCACTCAGCAGGCGGTACAACCGAATGAGCTGACGTTCAATTTTGGTAAGGCTAAGCCATTCGAACTCGGTGGTTCCGACACTGCCAAGTTCGTTGTTCGTGCGATCCAACATGCTTACTACTCCATAAAGTGCATTGCTGAATCGACGTTATCGGGGCGGAAATTGGCTTTAGAACGAGGAGGCGACGAATGTCGTACATGCTTTGTGACAAGTTAATTCCGATGGCGAGCAGCATCGTCAGCCATGGCTTTCAGAAAACGACGGATCGCTTCTTGGTCGCCTGGCGTGATGCTTCTGTATTGCGTCACAAGCAAATCCTCCACTTCGGAAAGCGCTTCATTGGGCAATGTTGCGCGTACGCCATTGACGATATAGCCCACATCGAAACCCAGCTGGGTAGCCGCCTTATTCAGGTAGGAAGCCGGTGGATCGCTGGCACCAGACTCATAGTTTCCTTGCGTACGTTTCGAGACACCCATTTTTTCAGCGAGCTGATCTTGCGTAAGTCCTGCTTGGGCACGCAGCTCTCGCAGCCGAACACCGATCTCTTCAGACAGAGTCAAATTATTTCCACTCGCATATTTACATTGGCAATTTTTTGCCACATCCTGCGCTCGTCATCACACGAAAACGCACGGAATTGCACTATGCCGAACACAAGAAGC